GATAGGTTATGGATTATAGAAGCCTCAATTTAAGCATCACGCCAAAACTTTCAAAGTTAGGCAGACCTTACCGCTTATTAAGTATTGGTAAAAACGGACAGATAGCCAGTAAATGGATTAATAAAGTTGAACATTGGCATTGGTACTATTTTTTTATTTACACCGATGACAATAGCTTTTTTGGATTTGAGTTTGATTATTACGATAAATTTGTACAGAAGTTTAACCACGAGGGAACTCGTAAAATATTAGATAATTTATGAATGCAAAAGAAAAAGCAAAAGATTTATTTGATTTATATAATGATTTAATGGGATGTGCTCATTGGAATGGAGTTCCCGTATCTGTAAAATTAAATAAAATAATGGCTGTAAATTGCGCTTTAATTGCAGTTGATGAAATAATAAATGAATTTTACACTCATCCAATAGCAAAAATATATTGGCAAGAAGTTAAACAAGAAATAGAAAAGCTATGAGCGATATTTCAAAATGCTCCGACCACCTTTGCCCCTCCAAAACTATTTGTTATAGGTTTACTGCACCATCAGGATTTAGACAAACATACATTAACACCAACCGAGAGTGCGATGCTTACAACTGCGATTTATTTTGGCACAATGGCACTTGTAAATACTGCGGACAAAAAGAGGGAGTTCATAAAATGAGTTGTGAAACACATAAACAACAAATTAACCTTTCACCACAAGATAAACCCTAAAAAATGGGGTTTTTAATACAAGTAAAAGTAACTATAAAACGGCATCAAATATAAAAAAGTGCCAATAATCAGATGAAAAATAAAATTATGACACCATTACATTACGATTCAGGACAAGAGTACGATCTTATCGATGTTGCACTTCATTACAACCTTAATTTTTTTCGATTTAATGTATTAAAATACATTTGCCGCGCTGGCAAAAAACAAAACGAGTTACACGATTTAGAAAAGGCAGTTGATTACCTCCAGAGAGAGATTAAAAATATTAGAGAAAACCAATTAAAAGAAATAGAAAAATGAGTATTGCAGTAATCACAACAGACCAAAAAATATTTCAACTTTACCTAATGCAAGAAAATTTAACTTTTAAAGATGCAAGGCAAATTTGCAGAAAAGACGATTTAGATAACACCGTTTACGATGATGTTATAGATTTAGATCCAAAGCAAAATGTTACGGACTGGGTTCGAGATAGAATAAAAAGTAAAACATTAGAAAATAATTAATACATTTGAATTATGAAACGAATAATTTTATTACTAGCAATCGTATTATCTAGCTGCTCAACAGATGAAGCAAGCACAACAAACCAACCGCAAGCAGATTGCAGATGCTCGACAATTTTACAAGGCACAACTTATAATTTGCCAAGTGGAGAAGTTTTTACATCTGGAGTGATGGAAAACGATTGCACCGGAGTACAAAAAAACTTTACAAAACAAGGTATTTTTAGAGCTGGAGAAAAAATATGCAATTAATGTGATTGAACAACTTGCACAACGAGACAGCGACTGGCGACTGATGGCTTTTAAGATTACGAAAGACAAAGACCTTGCCGACGATATCGTGCAGGAGATGTATTTAAAAGCGCATACGTTCAAGAATATAAATAATTCGTACATTTACACGATTTTACGAAACTTATTTTACGATAGCTTAAAGACAAAAGAAATACTAATCGATGACTTTACAAGGTTTGAGATTATTGATGATGAATACATAACGCTCCCAGAGTTTGATGAACTCACAAAGCGTTTAACTTGGTACGAAAAGACAATGTTTGTTTGTTCAACACTGGAGGGGCAAAGACCATTTTCAAGGCAAACAGGCATCCACATTCAAACAGTTCACAGAATTAATAAAATGGTAAAAGAGAAACTAATATGCGTAATAAAAAACCAAAACTTGGAACAATAGTTAAAGAGATCACAGAGGCAGTTGGAATTAAGCAATGCGCCAAATGTGAGGACAGACAGTTCACAATGGATAAATGGACTCACAAGAAGCCAATTTGTAAAATCGATTGTAAGGACTGCCAAGAGTTTAATAGTCCGGAGCCTAATATCCCAGCACTATACTTAAAATACTTCGGCTTGGATAACACCAACACTAAAAGCGAAAAGATAATGGCGATAATGGTAAAGGATTTAAATAAATTATTTAACGATGGAAATTAGGAAAATTTCAGAGGTTAAATTAAACCCGAACAACCCAAGACTTATCAAAGACGATAAGTTTACAAAGTTAGTTCAGTCGATCAAAGATTTTCCAGAGATGCTAAACATCCGCCCAATAGTAGTTAATCAGGAAATGATTATACTCGGTGGCAATATGAGATACAAAGCCTGCAAAGAAGCTGGACTAAAAGAAATACCAGTAATAGTTACAGATTTAACAGAAGAACAACAAAGGGAATTTTTAATAAAAGACAATACAAGCGGTGGAGAATGGGATTGGGAAGTATTAGCGAATGAATGGGATAATGAACAGTTGGAAGCGTGGGGTTTGGATTTAGTTGGTTTTGATGCGAATGCAGGAGATTTTGGAGAAGATTTTAGTTTAGCCGACGGAGATAAAGCACCATTTCAACAAATGACTTTTACTTTAGCAGATGAACAAGCGGAGCAAATTAAAAACGCAATAGCAGATATTAAGGCAACGGAAGAGTATAAATACTGCGAAACATTAGGAAACGAAAACAGTAACGGAAACGCTTTATATTTAATTATAATGCAATGGGCAGAGCAAAGGAAATAATAGTAAAAGTAATACCGAGCAAGATTGCAAATGAGTTCGTAAAGAAACATCATTATAGCGGTAAGGTAGTGCCAAACTCAACTTTGCACTTTGGTTGTTTTCTTGATGATAAATTGCACGGTGTTATGAGTTATGGAAGTCCAATGATGAAAAACAAAGCACTTCCGTTAATTAGTAATACTGGTTGGAATGAAATGTTAGAGTTAAATAGAATGGCTTTTGATAATTATTTACCAAAATATTCAGAAAGTAGATGTTTTTCAATTAGCGTTAAATTGCTTAAAAAAAATGCACCACAGATAAAATGGATTTTATCTTATTCAGATGGAACGCAATGTGGTGATGGTACTATTTATCGTGCAAGTGGCTTTTTACTAACAGATATAAAAAAAAATACTGGAATTGTAAAACTTGAAAATGGTGAGATAAGAGCAAAAATGACATTTACTAAAGGTGCGCATATATTAAAACAAAATGGCAAAGCTAATATTCCAAAAGGAAGTGAATATTTAAATGGCTATCAACTTCGATATATTTACTTAATAGACAAAAGTTGTCAAATTACAGTTCCAATTTTACCATTTAGTAAAATAGATGAAATGGGTGCAGGAATGTATAAAGGCGAAAAAATAACAATAGCCGAAAGGCAAACATAACAACTGCGTGATTAGCATATACAGTAATGCGTTTGGCAATCCAGCCAAAAGAAAGGGTGCAATTCCACTATCACGCTCAAAATATTAAAGCAATGAACAAACAAAATCCAACACTTAAAAAAGCGATGATTGATGCGCTGGAAAAATCTTTGGGAATTGTTACAACCGCTTGTAAAAAAGTAGGCATAAACCGCAGTACGCATTACGATTGGATAAAAGAAGATGAGCAGTACAGAGATGCAGTAAACGGAATTGACGATATTGCCATTGATTTTGCAGAAAGTAAACTCCATTCTCAAATAGACAAAGGAGATACGACCGCAACAATTTTCTATTTAAAAACCAAAGGCAAAAAAAGAGGTTATATTGAAAGGACAGAATACCAAATCGATGTTGAAAAACCTATATTTAAACAAATAGACCTCGATGTTATTACAGACGACAGCGCAGAGTAAAATAAGACAATTAAGGAAACGAGTAAGGATTGTGCAAGGCGGAACAAGTAGTTCCAAAACCTTTACAATCCTTCCGCTTTTAATTCAGTACGCAATGGACACGCCAAACTCCGAGATAAGTGTAGTTGCTGAATCAATCCCGCATTTAAAACGTGGAGCGTTAAAAGACTTTTTAAAGATAATGCAATGGACTGATAACTTCAATTCAAACAATTTTAATAAGTCAAACCTAACCTACAAATTTACAAACGGAAGCTATATCGAATTTTTTAGCGCAGATCAACCCGACAAATTAAGGGGAGCGAGGCGTGATGTACTTTTTATAAACGAGTGCAATAACATTACTTTTGAAAGTTACCAACAGTTATCAATCAGGACAAAGAAATTCATCTATTTAGACTACAACCCGACAAATGAATTTTGGGTGCATACCGATTTAATAAACGATAGCAATTCCGACTTCATAATTCTAACGTACAAAGATAACGAGGCACTTGATCCAGCAATCGTAAAAGAGATTGAAAAGGCGCAAGAGAAAGCCAAGACTTCCGCATATTGGGAAAACTGGTGGAACGTTTACGGACTCGGTCAACTCGGAACGCTGGAGGGCGTTATATTCGAGAATTACGAACTAATCGATACAATACCAACCGAGGCAAAGTTAATCGGTTACGGGTTAGATTTTGGATATAGCAACGATCCGAGCGCACTTATTGAAGTTCACGAATACGATGGTAAAATAATTTGTAATGAGGTAATCTATTCGACCTCACTTTTAAACTCCGATATAATAAACTTAATGAGCCACGATAAACGCCTGCCAATTTGGGCAGATAGTGCCGAGCCGAAAAGTATTGAGGAAATTCGCAGAGCAGGATATAATATTAAAGCGGTTGTGAAAGGTGCGGACTCGATTAATTTTGGGATTTCAGTACTGCAACAAAGACAAATGTTAATCACAAAGTCAAGCGTGAACCTAATCAAAGAATTGAGGGCGTACAGTTGGGATGTTGACAAGACTGGCAAGAAACTTAACAAGCCGATTGACTCGATGAACCACGCCATAGATGCGCTTCGATACTTCGCAATGATGCAATTAGCCATCAAGCCTACACGAAAAGTAATAATTACATAAACAAAACAATATTTTTTAGTCTTATTAATATGAGAGTAGTAATTCCAACAGATTTAAAAGAGATAACCCTATCACAGTACAAGCGATATCAAAAGGTAGTAGCTGATAATGCAGATGATGAAACGTACATTTGCATTCAAATGGTTGCG